TGATGGCCGGCGCGGTCGATACGGCACCGGCCGCCGCCACCGGTGCCATCTTGCTGGACCTGCTCGAGCAGGACAGCGCAGAGCTTGCTGCTGCACTGGCCGTTGCTGTTGGCCGTGACGCGGAATGGATCGCCGGAGGCACCCTGGACGAAGTCGCCGACTTGCTCGAGGCAGTCGTCGGGCTCAATCGCGATTTTTTCGCCCATCGCCTGCGTCGTCTTCTGATGCAGGCCAAGCCGCAGGCGGAAGACAGTACGGACTCGGCGACGTCGTCCAGTACCTGATCGCCCGCGGCCACCGTTTGCCAGACGTAATCACATACACCCTGACGCAGCTGCGCGGCTTCATGGAGGCCGCCGCTCGGGATGACCTCGATCGAGTCACCCAATTCGCCGTGGCCACTCGCATGGCGATGGGTGCGGAGCCGGCGGACTGGCAGAAGTACCTGGCCGCATTGAGCGGCCAGGCCACGGCGCAGCAGAAACAAGGAACCACCACTCATGGCTGACCCTTCAGCGAATCTGCGCGTCCGTATCAGTGCTGACCTGGCTGACATCAGGCAGGGGCTGGGTGTGCTCACCCGGCAGCTGCGCGAGGTGCGTACCGAGGCGGCCCGGCCGCTGCCGGCAAAGAACAACATCACCGACCTGGGCGTCTCCGCCGGCCAGACCGCGCAGGCGATGCGTCAGCTGCCTGCGCAGTTCACCGACATCTTCACCAGTTTGCAGGGCGGCATGCCGTTCTTCACAGTGCTGGTGCAGCAGGGTGGCCAGATCAAGGACAGCTTCGGCGGCGTCGAGCCGGCACTGAAGGGCGTGTCGTCCGCGCTGCTGGGCTTGGTCACGCCCCTCACCGTGGCCGCCGCTGCCGTTGGCTTGGTAGTGGTGGCTTGGTACAGCGCAGAGAAGCAGACTGAGGCGTACACCAAAGCGCTGGTGCTGTCGCGCAACGAGGCGGCTGCAACGACGCTGACGCTGGTGAACATGGCGCAGAAGACCAGCGATGCGCTGAAGGTGTCTGCGGGCGCCGGTGCGGAGGCGGCGCAGGCCGTCGGATCGAACGGGAAGATCGCCGCGCAGAACCTTCAGGCCGTTGCGAACGCCGCGGTGGCCATGAAGGAGATCACCGGACAGGCGCTGGAGGACACCATCACGCTGTATGCGAAGTTGGCTGAAGACCCGGTCAAGAATGCCCAGAAACTCAACGAGCAGGTCAACTTCATGACCGTGGCGCTCTATGAGCAGGTCAAGGCGCTGCAGGAGCAGGGGCGTAACCAGGACGCGGTGACCGTAATCACCCGCGCAGCCGCAGACGAAACCGTCATTGCGCTGGCAAAGGTCCGCGCCAGCCAGAACCCCGTGATCCGCGGCTTCAAGGACTTGTGGACGGAAGCCACAAAGGCCTGGAATGCGATGCAGGTGAATGCAGGCTTTGGTCCGCAGGCCGACCAAATGCAGAAGATGCTTGCCGACAACCGTCGTGACGTTGCCCGGCTGAATGCACTAGCGGCATCGGATGACCCCAGGGCTCAAAATCCCATGGTCATCTCGGCTCTCGAGAAGGACGTGAAGGATCGGTCTGCCAAAATCAAAGCACTGGCGACCGACTTGATTAAGGAGCGGAAAGACGCGGAGGTTAAGGCTGCGCAAGCAGCATCGACGGACTTCGTCGCCGAAATGGACGCCATCATCGGCGCTCAGGCCGGCAAAGAGGACAAGAAGCGCGAAGAGGTCCAGCGCATCAATGGCGAGGCTGAGGTTGCCCGTCGCACGGCACAGGCATCCGGCCTACTGGATGAGGTCCGAGCAATCGAAGAACGCCGATCGGCAGCGGTTGCCGCAATCGAGAAGAAGTACAAAGAGAAGCCGAAGGCCGGAAACGGTTCGGCGACGCGCGCTGCAGGCTTGCAAGGTTACAAAGATGACCTGATGGCTGAGCAGGCCCAGATTTCTGCCGGCACACAACTGCTGCGTGCGCAATTCTCGGCACGCGAAATTACTGCTTCCGAGTACTACAGTCGGATGCGCGAATTCGCACAGGAAAGCACTGAAGCGCAGGCCCGGTCATTGCAGCAGCAGATCGACTATCTGCAAAAGCAGACGGTAGGGGGCAAGGAAGCAATCGGTGTGAACCGCCAGATCGGCGAACTGGAGGCACGGCTTGCAAAGGTGCGCATCGAGGGCGCCGCGGCTCTGGATGTTCTCAAGACCGAGGAGGAAAAGACCGCGAAGGCTCGTGAGAATGCGGTCAAGGCCTACGCTGGAGCGCTCGATGCCAGCAACGCAGCTCTTGCACGACAGCTGGCAACCCAAGCACAACGCGTCGGGATGGGGGATCGCGAGTATGAGATTCAGCAGCGCATCAACGACGCCATCGCAGATGAAGCGGACAAGCTCAGGGAACTGAGCCTTCAACGGAACGCTGATCAGATCGACCAAGTGACCTTTGAGGAGGAGAAGGCGCTTCTTCACGCGAAGACGCTCGACCGGCTGCAGCTGATCAAGGACGGTTATGAGGAGCTGCGCCAAGCGGAAGGCAATTGGCTGTCTGGGGCTGCCGCTGCGTGGGCCAACTATCAGCAGGAGGCGAGCAACTACGCCGAGCAGATGGGCAGCGCGGTGGGCGGCGTAATCGGTGGATTCGAAGATGCCTGGGTAAAGTTCACGACCACTGGTAAGCTCAGCTTCTCCGACCTCACCAGGTCGGTACTTGCCGACCTGGCTCGAATCGCCGCCCGGCAGGCCACCATGGGTGTGGCCAATGCCTTTGCCAGCATGTGGGGCGGCGGTGTCACGGCAGCCGGAAATCAGGCCGTCACCTCCGGCACGAGCAGCATCAACAACGAGCTGTTCCAGAAAATGCGCCTGGGTGGCGGGTACTCCTCCGGTGGATACACCGGCAATGGTGCTGTGAACGAGCCTGCGGGCGTCGTACACAAGGGCGAAGTGGTCTGGTCTCAGGCTGACGTCGCCCGCGCCGGCGGCGTTGGCATCGTTGAGGCCATGCGGCAGGGCCTGCGCGGCTATGCAGACGGAGGCCCTGTCGGCGGAGGTGCGCCCTCCGGCTTCTCCGGCGGATCCATCAACGTTCGTGTGTTGAACGCGCCGGAAGGCACCACCGCATCGGCCAGTCGTAACGAGCAGGGTGGATTCGACATCGACGTTCTGCTTGGCCAGGTCGACAGCTTCATCGGCGGCCGCATCGCAGGTGGATCCGGTGCCACGTATTCGGGAATGAAAGGCCGATTCGGCCTGAAGGACAGTGTCTGATGGCTTCCCTTCCTGCCGTAGCCCGCGTGATGTTCGACGGACAAAAGCGCTCCTTTGACCCGTCCGTGCTGAGGACAGAGATGGAGCGGGGTGTGCCAAAGCAGCGCCTGCTGAACACGCAGGTGCTCGTGAAGCAGGCCATGGTGCTGTACTTCAGCAGCATCGTGGATTGGGAGACGTTCGACACCTGGTACATGGGAGACATCAAGCGCATTGGCTGGTTCACGCTGATTCACCCGTTTACGGGCAAGCAGATCACGGCCCGGTTCGAGAACGGTGCACTGGGCGATCTGGTCCCGGATGAAAAACTGCCCGGTGACTATCGGATGGACGCGGTTGTGGAGTACTTGCGATGACGACCTTTACCGAGCGCCGGCAGCGCGTGACCGATACATCCGGAATCCTGTTGTTCCTCGAGATCTCCGCGCCGTCTCTCCCCAACCCCCTCCGCATCGTCAACGACACCCAGGACTGGACCAGCAAGGGCGTCGTCTATCTCGGCGCCCCCTTCGACTTCAAATTGCCGAACGACACCAAGGACACCAAGGGCCAGACCCCGCGCGCGCAGGTGGTGGTGGACAACGTCGGCCGCGGTATCTCCGAAGATCTCGAGTCCATCGGTCCCAACGAGGTTCTGATGGCCAGGCTGATGGTCTCTGATCGGGCAGACCCCAACACGATCGAGCGCGACTACTTCCTGCCGGTGAGCAGCGTGACCATCACCGGAGCGACGGCATCGGCGCAGTGCGGTGTCGACTACATCATGCGCCAGCAGGCGGTGAAACTCAGGGCAAACCAGTTCACGCTCCCGGGAATATTCACGTGAAGTTGGTAGATGTGGAGCGCTACGTCGGCCTGCCCTATAGCGCCGACGACTTCGACTGCGCCGACCTGGTGATGCTCATCCAGCGGGAGCTCTTCGGTCGTGAGGTGGTTGTGCCTGGCAGGCGCCCTCGGGGCGTGCAGGGCGCCGCCGAGCTGGGTGAGTTGTCCAAGCCCTTCGCCAAACCCCGGGAGGGTCCGCCGGTCGATGGCGACCTTGTGCTGATGATCGAAGTGCTGCAGAAACGCCCCGGCCATGCCGGGGTTTTCTTTTTCCTTGCCCATGAGGCGTGGGTGCTCCACGCCAACGAAAAGAACGGATGTGCCGTCCTGCACCGCGTCCGTGATCTGCCCGACTTTGGGCTGAGAATCGAGGGATTTTACGAATGGCTGAATTGAACGCGCTCTCTGCGTGCCCGCCGTCCCTGGTCGTCACGCCCCACCCGGTAACGCTGGAGGGCCAGCAGCGGATCGCCGCAGAGATGCTGCCGCGGGAGACGCTGGGGCATTTCCTGGCCAGGACGGTGCCCGATTACGGGAGCGATGCGTGGGAGGTACGGATCAACGGCGTCCGTGTGCCACACCAGATCATCGACAAGGTGAGGCCCAAGGGCGGCACCGTCATCGAAGTTCGTGGAACCGTCGGGCGCACGGCGCTGCTGATCGTCGCCATGGTCGCCCTGACCATCTTTACTGCAGGTGTAGGCACGGCCATGGTCGCTGCCGGTTACAGCGCTATGGCGGCCGGGATGGCGCAGGCCGCGATCTATGCGGTCGGGTCGCTGCTGATCAACAAGGTCTTGGGGCCGAAAAAGCCCAAGCAGTATGAAAGCGATGCGGCTACCGTTTATACGATCGGCTCCGCTCGCAACCAGGCGCGTCCGTATGAACCACTGCCGCTGGTGCTAGGGAACATTCGCATTGCGCCGGACATCGCCAGCCAGCCTTATTCGTTTTACGAGGTCAACGACCAGTTCATGGCCATGGTGCTGACGCCTGGCATCAACGTGGCGCGCGTGGAGGCGATGTTCAATGGCGAGGCCCTTCTTTCGACCTTTGAAGGAGTGCAGGTTTGGCATAGCGGCTTCCCTCGCATGCCGGAAGAGAAGATCCCGCTCTACAGCAACGTCGATACCCTCGCGGGCGGAGCGCTGACGGCGGAAAAGGGCACGCCCAGCGCATGGGTTCAGCGCACCAGCTCGCCCAGCACCATCCGGTTGCAGCTCGACTTCGACTACATGCTGTTCGACACCACCAGCAAGGGAAAGCCGAAGGACAACCAGGAAACAATCCAAGTCCAGTACCGATCGGTTGGGGCTACCGACTGGCGTGTGTTCGGCAACTTCCCCCTGATTAGCCAGAGCCAGAAGCAGCAGCGGCGCACGTACGCCTTGGACGTTGAGCCCGGACAGTACGAGGTGCGCGCGCGCATTGCGGGCCGGAATACGGACGGCTCAGGAGCCACTAGCGACTTCACGTGGTCGACCCTGAAGAGCATCCAGACCGACACGGCGAGCTACGCGGGTATTCCCCGCATCGGCATCCGAATCAAGGCCACTGGCCAGCTCAACGGGGCTCCTGACGAACTGCGCTGTGTCGCCTATGCGGCGCC